ATATTCAACCTTATCGACAGATCTGTAGTGACCTGTTCAAGCGTAAGGATGCTTGGGATCGCTTGGTTGAGCAAGGACACATTGAGTTTGTGTCTACCTCGTTCATTCGTGGTACTACCTTCTCTAATAGCATCATTGTCGTGGATGAGGTGCAGAATATGACCTTCGAGGAGCTGGATACCATCATTACCCGTGTTGGTGACAAGTCCAAGATCATCTTCTGCGGCGATTATCGACAGACTGACCTAAAGAAGAAGGATGACAAGAGCGGTATCCTGAAGTTCTTTGACATTGCAGGTCTGATGAAGGAGTTCATTCGTATTGAGTTCCACATTGAGGATATTGTTCGTAGTTCACTTGTTAAGAACTACATTATTGCTCGTGTTAAATATGAGGATGGTGAATAATGGCTAAAGCTAACGAAGGTATTGAAGAACTTATGATGATGATGCCAGAGCAAAAAGGGCTTATCCGTACTATCACTCAACAGATGAATACTCACTTGGTGTTCTTGGATGAAGATATTACTTCTCCGGGAAACTATCGAGATGTTATTCACTGCTTGGCTACTTGCAGCGAAAACGACAATGTAAACATCCTAGTCAATAGTTCTGGCGGACGCACTGATAGTGCATGGGCTATCATTGAAGCGATGAAAGGCTGTCGAGGGGATGTTTCTGTTACAGTCTTGGGTGCTGCTTACAGTGCGGCATCTATGATTGCTTGTATGGCAGATGAGTGTTACTTTGCTGAGAGTTCTGAAATGATGCTACACACAGCTCACTATGGTTCAATCGGTACAGTTCCAAACGTGAAAGATCAGACAGATTTTGCTACTCGTCAGATTAACAAACTGCTGGATACGTGCTATACTGGATTCTTGACACCAAAAGAACTGGATGAGTTGAAACACGGAAAGGAATTTTGGTTCTCTTCGGAAGAAGCGCAGAACCGAATGCTTAAACGCTATCGTCATCTAAGCAATCTTAATAAACCTGCTAAATTAAAGAAGGTAAAGAATGTTAAAGAGAAAGTGTCCGAGATGCCAGATAGTTAAGGACATTGAACAGTTCAGCATTGACGCAACCCGTAAAGGAGGACGTCAATGCTACTGTCGGGAATGTCAAGCTAAGATATATGAGAGTAAAAAAGCAAAAGCTAGCGAGCAAAGGAAGAAAAGATACTTAGAGAATAAGGAACGCGAAAAACAGAAGATGCGTTCTTACTATGCATCTAATAAATCAGGATACTCAGCCCGTAATGCTAACAGACGCTCAATGAAACTATCAGCTTCTCCTCCTTGGCTAACACAAGAAGATAAAGAAGAAATAGCTTTATTGTATGTTAAATCACAGCAGCTTACAGAGACTACTGGAGAAAGCTGGCACGTAGATCATATTGTTCCTTTGCAAGGTAAAACAGTATGCGGCCTTCACGTTCCTTGGAATCTTCAAGTAATCCCTGCAACTGAAAACTTGAGTAAAAGTAATCAGTGGATTGAGTAAACGAAAAAGGCCACTAGAGCGTCAACTCTAGTGGCCTTATCTGTTTGTGCTTACAGTTTCTGATTGTGCAAGACAGCAACAATAGCAGCAATACCGCCTGCAATCCACAGGATAGGTTTAGCTACCTTAGCTACCCAATCGAGGACTGTGAAAGCCCCTTGAGCAGCGTGGAAAGCAGATACCATGTCCTCTGTATCTGTTGCTACTTTGTCTACCTTAGCTTCTACCGCTATGAGCCTCTCGTAGATCTCGTTGTGGGATACTTCCTGTTGTTTCACTTCTTTGTCCTCAGCTCGGTTATCTTTTCAAGACTTCGTGAACCGAAGTAGGCTCCGAAGATCAACATACCCCAGTTACCCAAGAGAGTAACATAGGCTTCGTTAGCGTTGTAGCCGTAGGCAGACATCATAGCAAAGGTGAAGTAACCAGAGAAGATAGCGATTAAAGACAGAGGTCTGATGTTCTTGGACAACCAAGAGTCACTAGCCATGTCTGAAGTCCACCTACCAGTTACGTTCTCTTGCTCAGTCTTGAACAGCTCAGTATCATTAGCCATCTTAGCAAGTTCACCATCCTGAGCCATCTGTGCCAGCTTCAGTTGAGCTTCAGCCTTAGCAGTTGGATCCGGTATGAGCTTCTCGATGAGTTTACCACCGATGCCTAGTAAAGATTCTAAGATCATGAATATACACTCCTATGCAGTTCAAAGTGAGGGCCATCTTTAAAGGACTGCCAATCACCGCCCCATACCAGATCAATCTTCATGTCTTTAGCAATCTTCTTGATGTGTTCGGCAACAGTCCGGTAGTGCTTAAAGTCCCAAGTAACTTCACCATCACGAATCACAGCGATGTCCACAGCTTTACCTGTGATGTGCCTACTGTTCATCGTCTGAGACTTCCCCGCATCAAAGAGAGCCTTTTGGCGCTCCTTAGTGCGAAGACCTTCAGTGATGGAGAAGTCCAGAGGACTATCTTTGATAGCTTCGTTGAAGACCCTCTGCAAGTCTGGGTGGACTTGAGAGAGCCTCTCGGAGCTTTTAGTTCCGAATGAGAATGTCATTAGTTACTCCGTAGGGGTATAAATGTACTGTTCTTCGTCAGTAACAGGGGTTACTGTGCTTTCAGAAGCAGCAGTAGAAGCTCCTGTGTAGCCTGAGCGTCCTGCGCCTAAGATAACAGAATTAACAACTTCACGGGCTATTTTAGGATCAAGCAAGGATTTAACATCCACGTCTTTACCGTCTTTAGTCTTCAACTTAGAAGTAGCCTTGATAATCTTGTCTACTCCATCATTGTCCATGAATAACTGGTAGTGTGCTTTACGGGTTGCTTCATCAATCTGAGACTGACCAATCATAGACACAATGCGATAACCTTTATTAAAGACACTAGCGATCTGATTGACTAAGATACCTGAGATTTGCTTAGGAGCAACACCACCTGTATATCGTTCAAATACACTAGATTCTTTGACAGCGGATTCTCGAATAGGTAGTCGGTTAATATCAATCTTCCCCGCGAGTTGTTGAACATCCGCCAAGGCCATTAAGTTATCCGTGTGCGTCTTTCCAAACACAGACACAAAAGCATCTTTGTTTTTCGACAAATACCCCATAGGATCTGCACTATCCAGCATCTGATTAACCAAACCGCTACGAACAGCTAAGGTAGCGTTAGTTCTCTCATCCGCAGGCAGCTTGCTAAGATCGTTCTTAAACTTTGTTTGATACCCTTTGCCTGTAGTTCCTGTCATCTTAGAGACAATACGCTCAACGCCACCTTGTTCATAGTCATTCAAGAAACCTGTTCCTAGTTCTACACGGGTAGCTTTCGCAGCATCATCTAATGCCTGCTTTTCAGACATCAAAGTCAATGACCGAGTAGATACGTCTGTAAGTTTTCCTTTAAGGGAAGGAACTCTTTCCAGCATATCACTAAAACCACCGTTCTGACTTGTGCGGGTCATCAAGCTATCCAGTTTTACCGGATCAATCAAACCATCAGAGCCTAAAGCTTTATTATACAGCTTAGACATAATAGCCCGTTCAGCGACAGCATTGCCTTCCGGCCCGGCGATGCGTAAGAACTGATCTAATGAAGTAGGCTCTGTAGCGAGCTGAGTACCCACACGTTCAGCGTAATCTTGTGAATTAAGCTTCTGTAAGCCGACAGCATCATTAATTGGAATACCTACCTTTTCGTAGAACTGCTTATCAATAGCCTTTAAACGGTCACTCCACTCTGGTATATACTGATCGCGTACTCCGTTCAACTGCTCTTCTAAGTTATTCAACTTACGTAGTTGAGTATCGTCCCTCACAGTACGCTGAAGACGGTTAATCTCTTTCTTCAAGCTATCCACATCATCAAAAGTCATAGCTTTAAATGATTGCTGTGTTGGGGAAGTAACACCAGCAGCCCGTTCAAGTGCCGCAACGTTAGGGTCAACATTAGCAGCAAGAGTTTCAGTAGGACGAAGAATACCCATGACCTTTTTACCAGCCACTGTCTCGACACCGAACACATCTTGCAACTTGTTTGCTTGAACAAAGTTAAAGAGATCCGCAGTAGCTTCAGAGGGCATTGTTACGCCTTCTTTACGGGCTGCTACTTTTAAATCTTCATACTGAGGGCGTAACTCTGATTTGATAGATTCAACCTTACCTTTAACTAAGTTTTGAGTAGCTCTTCCCTCAGTCACAGGATCACGTGAGCCGAACAAGTCAATATCAGAAGTAATCTTTTTCAGTTGATTATCTAAGGCAACAGTACGCTTCTGGTAGTTTACTTTAGCTTCTGCTTGTCGTTGAGACGATGAAGGTAACTGAGTAGAAGGAGCAGGGTACAGCTCATCCGCTTTCTTCCGCACAGCTACATTCAGCTCATCATACAGCTTCTGTAAATCACCTGCTAACTTCACATCATTAGAAGCCATTGATTGGAGCTTGGTATTCAACGATAAGTTGTCCAAACCAGCAACAGCCAAGGGGCCTGTGTTACCGGTGACAAACTGCATTCGTTTACGTACTTCTTCCAAACGAGCATTCAATTCAGGGTTAGCATCCAAAGCTTTTTTGATTAAGTCTTGGGCTTTTGAAGTACCTTCAATGTTTGCTAACTGTTCTGGATCAAGATTCTTTAACAGGTCGCTTGTCCCTGTGAGCTTATCTTTAACCATTCCTCCTAATTTCATTGTGCCTGCGCCGGACACTAGAGCAGCGGTCAGTCCTCCAAAAAGTTGTCCTACTTTACCCCCTGTTTGTAAACCGACTTCCCCTCCTAACTCACCAGCAGCCCCTGATACAGCCCCTGACATGATGTTAAGAGCTTTGCTGGGGCCAAACAGACTCATAGGATCTGTAGCCCCCTCAACAGCAGCCCCTAAATACTTCTGAGCAGTTGTGGAAGGAGTCAGTTTAGTGTCTACTCCCATCCGTTGCTGGATATTTTCTGTAGTGAATTCTTCCAGTTCAGGCTGAGTAGGGAAGGCTCCTGCAAAGGTTCCTTGCTGCATAGCGGAACCCGCAGTTAATCGCGCAGGTGTGGTTGTTACGCCCTTCTTGGCACTCTCAACTAAATAGTTGGACATGGAGCCACGCTCAAGTTCATAAGCAGAAGGGCCTCCTTGTACTCCTCGTCCACCACCAGCAGGACGCATGGTTGCAGCCATTTGAGCAAGCTGTCGAGCATCATCGACATTACCTGCTGCGTCCGCCTTCTGTAAGGCTTCAATTACTTGTTCATAGGTTGCAGCCATTTCATTCCTTATTGGTTCAAATATTTATCAATCAGTGGATTTCCTGTGGGCTTTACGCGAACTACAGAGTCAACTGGTTTATTGTCGGATGGTTTCTTAAACTTAGCAAGTTCAGCGTCAATATCTGCAATAGCTTGCGAATAGTTAGGCGACTGATCATAACCGAGTTGTTTAGCTTCACTTTGAATAAACTTCTTACGCTCCATCAACGCTCCACGGTACACAGCAGAAGCATACTTCTCAGCTTCCTCTTTCTTGGTCTGTGTTGCTCGACCTGTAATGAAGTTCGTAGCTCCTTGAATCAAACGCTCATCCAGACCGCCTGTACGTGCGTACCGCTGAATATCTGCATTAGAAGTAACCTTACCCTCACCGGCCACGGATGCCAAAGCCTTAGGAAGAGCAGCAGCAGCGATGTCGTTACTTGTAGACATACGAATAGTTTCAAGTGCATTTGGCAGTTCAGACAACAACGCAGATGTCTTCTGCATCACAGGAGTCTTGTCAGCAAATTCACGGAACTTTAACCAATCTTTAGGCTCAACAGGTTGACCGGGGAGGATAATCCTAGGTGTTTTCTTTTGGGCTTCTTCATCAACTCGTTTGTTAACTATTGCTTTTTCATTAGGCGTGAGTTGAGCGAATGTCTTATTATTAAATAACTCACCGGATACTGCTTCCCTTTCTGCACCGAAAGCAGGAGTCTTATCAGCAGGAAGTAAGGCGTTAAGCTCGTCCTCTAACAGCTTATAAGTTGTAGCGTCTCCTGCTTCTTTGTAAACAGGAAGGGCTGCTCTAATGGCAGCAATGCGTTGAGCCTTCTGAATATCCGCAGGAGTGGCAGCAGCTTTCTGGTCAGCAGTGTTCTTAGCAATGATAGAGCGTGTCTTGTCTGCTTCCAATGAAGCAGCTTCCAATGCCTGCGCTTTAGTCAAAGCTTCTTGAGCACCTTGTACGTCCTTTGATTGCCACAACTGTTGTGCCAAGGATTTCCATCCAGCAGCGTCCTGAGGGCGTGCTTGCTGAAGCAAGGATTGTCGTTGGGCAGCTTGTGCCATAGCAGGATCTTGAGCACCAAGCATACCACCGATAGCCCCCCCGAGCTTGTTAGCCCCCATATAGATACCAGCAGTGGCTCGTTGGAAGGGATCCATCTTAGCGTACTGCATTGCCTGAGTTTGCAGAGCTTCATCACGCTGTGCCATGAGGGATTCTGGAGTGATCCCAAATAAACTATTAACTACTTCAGCCATTGTTACTCCTTATTCGCCCCACTGGGCAGCCAGCATACGGGCTTGTTGTGTCTGAGGATTAGCCATTGCTCCTGCTAAGTACTGATCCTGTTGACCGTAAGCACCTTGAGGAGTACCACCATAGGGGTTCATCCAGTTAGAGATACCCTGTGTCAGTTGCTTGTTACCTGCGGCGGCTGTCAAAGCAGTACCAAATGGGCTGTAGGCGTTAGCTGATTGCATTGCCTCAGCAGCGCCCATACCGCCTTTAAACAATGTATTTCCCACGTTAGCGCCTGCTGTAGCAGCACGTCCACCTAACTGAGCCCCTAAGTCCAGAGCATTCTGACCGGCAGACTCCAAACCTTGAGCCAAGCCAAACTGTGCCTTAACTGGATTATAACCAGCAGTAGCCAAGTCTAAGCCTGTACCGAACAAGCCTGCACCGAAGGTAGTCTGTGCTCTGCCTTGCTCTTGTGCCTGTGCAGCTAACTGCATATCCTGCATCATCTGAGCATTCAAGAGAGCCTGTTGCTCAGGGTTAGCAGCACCCAGCATACCGCCTTGAGAGACAGCAACACCGCCACGGCCTGTGTTGAACAGGTTCTGCGTCAAGCCTGCTTGTGCCTGCTGACGACCGGGCTGCAAGAGAGCCTGCTGAGACTGCATCCAGTTCTGTGCAGCCTCTTGAGGAGACTGAGCCAGATACTGTTGACCTAAGCCAAACAGTTGTTGTTGAGCTGCCTGAGCCTGCTCACCTGTCTGCATACCTGCACCGCCTGCCTGAGACAGCAAGCGATCACGCATTGCAGCTACTTCAGGGGAGACATCGTAGCCTGCTGACTGAAGATAGCCTTCAGGAGACATCTGGAAGTTAGAGGAACCGAAGCGGGTAGTGACACCCACTGGACGGAACTTCTGTGCTTCAGCAGCGATGCGTGATGCTTCGAGTTGTGCATTAGCGGATGTTTGTGCTGCGTCCTCAGCAGCGTTCCCTGAGATAACACTTCCAAGGAGACCAGCTCCTGCTGCAATCCACGGCATATTAAGCCTCTACTTTCTGTTTAATTAAAACTTGATCTACTTTGTTCACGTCAGTTTCCTCAGTTTGATGGATACAGAACCACACAGAATCTTCTAAGGCTAAGATGGTATGGTTAACATCTTTAACAATATTGATGCAGGCAGGGGCAGTGTATGTCTCTACTACATCGTTATCAAACAATACCCTGACCTTACCTTTACCAAGAACACTCAAGTGATCATATTCATGCTTGTGCTGACAGGCAATAGATCCTTTAGGAATGTCCATCTGTTTGGCGTATAAGCCATCGGAGAAATGATGAAGAGTATTATTATCCATGTGTTTCCTTATTTAGCTGTAATTTGAGCAGTCTGTTCTTTGTACGGTTCAATAACGACAGCAGGAGCAATATACTTAGCAATTTCTCCGTACTTGCCTTCAGAGATGTCTTTAAACAACTGCTTACCGTGTTCTTCTACATCATTCTGAGAAGCGGTAAAAGGCAGAATTTCATTACCAAACTGACTGGTAGTGATTAAGCAGTCAATAGCTGTGTGTTCTTCGTTAGACCAGCGCGGGTTGGATAAAGATGTGAGTGTAGTTTGCATATTACTTATCCTTACGAAATACGGAGCCACAAAGAAACAGTGTTACTATGGTTTATATTCACACCGTTATATTCAAATTCCCCGTTAATATTTCCCATTAAGCGCCATGTGCCAGATGCACCGCTAGTACCTGCGGTAGCTACATAATTACCTGATCCAAAGCGCCCGCCTCCGGCCTGTGTAGCACGATATAACAACAAGCTCCCTGCTTTAGTAGTTCCCGGAGATAACGCTACGTTGTCCGTACAGCTCATTAACGCATAAGAACCAACAGAACCAACAGAAGCTGAAGCCGTTGCTGTTAACACTTGACTTGTTGTGATAGTGGTCACTGTGGCTGCTTCGATAGCCCAAGTACCTGAAGCACCTGTTCCTGTCTTTGTAGGAGCATCATCAGCAATCTGAGCAGTAACAAAAGCAGTTGTAGCCACTTGCGTAGTGTTTGTGTTGACCGTAGCGGTAGGGGCTGTAGGAACACCTGTCAATGCTGTGTTAACTTTACCTGCGGCTACAGCATCAGTCACAAAAGCGGTAGTAGCCAACTGAGTAGTATTAGTACCTGAGGCTGCTGTGGGAGCCAGAGGAATACCTGAGAAAGTAGGGCTTGTGGTATCAGCCTTAGAATCTACAGCAGTTGCAATGTTATTGAACTCAATATCAATCTCAGTGCCTTTGACAATCTTTAAAGGATTGCCTGAAGCCAGCGAGTCTTTACTGGCAAAATTAGTACTCTTTACGTATGCTGTCATTATATAATCTTCCCGTTCTTCGCCTGAATTTCTAACTTTTGGATACTTAAGGCAGAACCATTGATGTCCGCTTCGTAGCCAGTTTGGATAACTTTACCTGCACCTGTTGGATAGGCAGTTAGTGTTTGGAGGGAAATACCATCAGAGTATTCTGCCCCTGTAATATTATACTCTGAAATACCAAATTCTGCAACCCCTTGAGTAGGAATTTTAGTGTTTTGTGAGAAATAGTTCTCTTTAAAGTCATATCCCCACTTAATTGTGACATACTGGTTAGAACCACCAATCACAACCACTGAGAGTTTCTTCAAGACAGAGCTTACCGAAGGAGCGCCTAAATCAGTATGGTTAGTAAAGTATTGGAAGCGATAGATATTACCGTTGTCCTGATACCCTGAATACTGACCAATGTAGCCTGCTTTGCCAATCAAGAGACTCTTATCACGAAGGTAGCAGAAGCTCTTAGGCTCGATGCTATCCCATACTGTTACCCTGTTAGAGCCATCCTGTAATGTAGCTTTCGTGTCAAAGCAGTACACAACCTTCAGGCTAGGTAAAGACAGCAGGTAGAAGGACTCAAAGGGACTGTAGACGGACTTCAGTGTAGAAGCTACTTCACCTGCGACAGCACTCATCAAGTCATTACGTACGTTCTTAGACAAGTCACGGAAAGGTGCTGACTTCTCTTGGATGGTACGCAGTACGCTACGCACGCCAGTGTCGGACAAGAAGATAACATCTGAGCCTGTGTTCTGGATGGTGTCTCTAGCGATGCAGCCAATACCTGTCAAGGAATCAGAGATCTTGAACACACCTGCTGAGAGTACATCCTGAGCACCTGAGTACACCAAGATATTATTCTTACCGAAGATGAACAAGAAGCCGTTATGCGAAGCCAAGCCTGTGATGTTATCTGCACCGTTAGGCCACACAGAAGATACATCAATAGAACCTGTAGAGCCGTTAGCCCACTTATGTCCAGAAAGGATGTCAGACCAGTAAATCACTGTCTTCTCAGTGGTTGTATCCGCTACCCACAGACGACCATAGGCAGACAGAACAATGTTACCTGAAGGAACAGTTCCTGTGTAGCCAGTCTTCTCAGACACTCGGCGATACGTAGTAGTACTTACAGCAGGGTCGAACACCAGAGGATCATGGCCTACTTGGAACAGATATAAGCATTCGTTCAAGGCAGCGATCTGCCAGTTGTTAGCTGTGATTGTCGGAGCAGTACCTCCACCACCGTAGGTAAGCATAGTCAGTGTATTACCTACCAGCTTAAATACTTTGTTGTTGCCTGCTGCAACGGTGTACTCAGAACCATTATCTATAACCAACTGACCCATAGCTTCTACGTTAGCAGAGCCTAAGTCAGTGTTGGTAGTGTTCTTAGTTACCCACCCTTTACGAGCACCTACACGGCCATACTGGTCAATGACACAGTTGACAGCGGTCAGGGCAAAGCCTGAGGCTAAGTCTAACGAGCTATCCTGTGTATTCAATCCATAGAAGCCCGGAGCTGTAATGCTGAAGGTTTGAATAGGTTGTGCCATAAGTTACACAGCCTCCCAAGTCTCTTCCTCAACATACCGTGAACTCTCAATAGCGATAGCGTCAGCTAAGGAGGACTTATACAAGCCAAAGGCTTCAGTACTGTTCAAGCCACCATCTTCACCACGCTCAACCAAAGCACGGGCAAAGGCTCCTAACACCACAGGCTCTTTAGGAGCAAGCAGTGTATCGGCATCACCTGTAAGTTCTGCTTGAGGGATGTACAAGTTAAAGTACAGAGTCAAACCGGCGTTAGGGACAGGGTAGAAGTCTACCTTGGTGTCGCCTGTAGTGTGTACACCGTTAAAGTTATAGTACATTGGATTACCGGGATTCATATTGTTCAGTAAGTACTGAGACATCATCTTGGTAGTCAATGCGTTGATCTGGCTCTTGTTGGTAATGTCCTGAGCATCAATGACTTTAAAGCGAGTCCCTGACCCATTGAGTACATAGCCGTATGTATTAGCTAGTGTCTCAATCATCAAGGTATCTGTTAAAGAGTTCCATGCGTAGGCATCTTCTACTTGTCGTTTGGCATCATTAACCAACTTACCCACAAGCTTAGATAAAGTATTCTCATTGACTGTACTGACTTCAGGTTCGCGCATACGAATCAAGATGTCATTGACCAGTTCAAGGTATGTTGGCAAGGCCATAGATTAGATTCCTTCTTTCTTATATAATTCAAAGGTACAGATGGTACTGAAAGAGCTACCTGCTTCACTCGTCATGACAACAGTGTCTCCCTCCTCCATTACCACATAAGCTCCTCCATCCATGCGTACATAGCCACCTGCGGCAATCGTACCGTTGTGTACGTGAATGTCAGCAGATGCGCTGGAGTCTCTCCAGTATGCAGAAATGCTCTTGGTAGAACCGGAGTTGTTGAACAGGTACATCAGTGACCACTTAGCGAAGTAGCCAAGAGGAACTGTGTAGATTGTGGTTGATGTCGCTGCTGTTAGGTTAATACCTACGGATACAGGGCGTGTCATTGACTAGTTGCCTCGTCAGTGGGGTAAATAATGCGTTTGTTCATGGTGTTCTTTCAGCGGAAGACTGAGACAAGGTTAAAAGTTGTATCTTGGTTTACAAGGTTCACTGGATGGAACGTGCAGAATCTAAAACCCGAGGTAGTCGGTGCGACCGTTGTGCTGTGCGCGGAAGAAAACATGGCGTGCGCCATCCAAGAACTGTTCAAACTTCCGTTGCCGTTAGTGTCAGCGACTGCGCTGTAATTCGCATCTGGCATCGCGGTGGAAAAATTAACTGTGAAGTCGCCGTTCCCGTTATCCGTAATACTCGACACGTTGTAGCTGGCGCGAATAGCAACCGTTCCAGTACCGTTAAAGTTCACCCAAGCCTTACATGCTTGCTGGCCTGTTGCCATTGATGTACCATCATTGAAAGTAACACCATTCGTACCATTGATGGTCATCGCCATGATTAAGCTCCAACCAGAGCAGCAGGGACAGCAGCTTTCAATTCTTCAGGTGTAACTGCATTTAAGACTACAGGGTCAGTAGTGGCATCACGCAGTGCTTGCTTCTTAGCTGAAATCTCCGCTTGTTTCGCGGTATCACCAGCCTCAATAGCTCGCATCATGTCAATATCGAGAGCAGCTAACAAAGGCTGACGTTCTGCACGGATCATATCTTTCTTGATCTCTACAGCTTTTTGCATGTTTACAATGATAGGCATAGTTTACTCCAATGTCCAAGCGTTACGGAAGGTACGATCTTCAGGAATATCTGAAGCTAGTACAACTTGGTATGGTTTACCGAAGGGTACATCTTTACGTGCAATCTCTTCAATAGTTAATCCGCAATCAGCGGATGGTACGATAATAGCTACACCACCATCATCAGTTGGGTAAATGATTCGTTTTTGCATTTTTAAGTTTCCTTTAAAAGTTAATATTGATTAGCGGAAGATAGTGACATCTACGTTAGCGGAATCAACACCTCCGCCCCCGGAATTAACGCAAGCAACGGCGACTGTTGAAACGGTTGGTGAAGTAAATTCTTTGTTATGTGTACAAAAAGACGCGCCACCAGCTCCTCTTCCTCCAACTACAACCACATAATTTGCGTCTGGCATTGCAGTGCTGAAGTTCACCGTGTAGCCACCTGTGCCATTATCCGTAATAGAACTAACATTAAACGCCGCACGGATGGCAACCGTTCCAGTACCATTAAAGTTCACCCAAGCCTTGGCGCTGCCACTAACCACTGTACTGACCGGAACACTGAGTGTACCTGCTACGTTCTGTAGCGTATCTGTTTTAATTGTGCTCATGGTGTTCTTTCAGCGGAAAATGGTGGCAAAAACATAAGCCCTATCCGTATAGGTGCCCGCGTTGAAGTTGCTGCTATTTACAGAGATACGAACTGAAGTCGTCAAAGGTGTGTACGAGTCCCTCATGGTTACTACTGTCGCGTTGGCGTAAAAGTTATCCTGATGAACAGTTGTTCCGTTTAGCGCGTAATTTGCGTCTGGCATTTCAGTGCTGAAGTTCACCGTGTAGTCACCTGTGCCATTATCCGTAATACTCGAAACATTGCCACTTGCACGAATTGCCACAGTACCCGTACCGTTAAAGTTCACCCAAGCCTTTGCTGTATATACTTCAACACCAGATAAATTCTGTAATGTTGTGCATTTAATTGTTGACATAACTATTATTCCTTTTAAACAACAACCCAACTAGAGCCCGATGGCACGGTAACGGTAACACCACTGTTAACTGTAATAGGCCCTGCACTCATAGCATTATTGCCTGTGGTGACGGTATAGTTAGCTGAGACGACACTGTTGTTCTCATACAGACCTTTGGTGGTTGTGTTAGCATCTGTATTCAGAGCTGTCCACGAAGCTGTAGTTCCGTTAGTTGTGAGATACTCACCTGCATTGCCCGTCTGATCTGGCAGTGCGTCAACAGCAGCCCATGAGCTGTCAGCCCCATTGGTGGTTAAGTACTTACCTGAGTTACCTGCCATGGTAGGGAGAACCTTACTGTCATCCAGTGAGGTAATCCAAGCAGGGTTACCGTAGCTTCCTGTAGTGACTACTCCGTTAGTTACCGTGCCTGCGTTGCCGCTAACAGATCCACTGATTGTAGAGCTAAAAGTTTTAACCCCTGCGATGGTCTGATCGCCTGTCAGCTTAACAGTGGAAGCGAGTGTAGCGGCTGCTTCAGAGGCAGAGGCTGCTGCGCTTGTGGCGCTAGAGGACGCTGCTGTAGCGGAACTGGCTGCATTAGTGGCACTGGTAGAGGCAGCAGAGGCGCTAGAGGCAGCAGATACAGCCTCTGTAGTGGACACGGAAATGATCTGCCATGCAGTCCCATTCCAGCGCCAACTTTTAGTACCAAATGAATACTCTTGATTAAGAGCAGGTGAGGAAGGAAAATTCATATTTTCTCCATAAAGTTAGTAGTAGACTATTCCTCAAGAAAGAGCTAGTGTTGCGCTTCGCGTTATTCCATCTGTGCCTCGCACCCTGATGACTAAAGAGGTATTGCTCGTAAGTTGAAAAGTCATGGTGGAGTTCACACCCAAAGCCGCAGCAGAGCTGTTTAACTTTTGCTGAAAGTCTCCTGCACTGTTCCACCTTGCGACTTCTACGTTGTTAGTTACGATTGACATATTGGGAGTCACACCTCCCCAACTTACAATACGTGACCAAGGCTGGCCCGTCCTTGATTGAAAAGCAATTTGCGTAATTGCATTACCTACGTTTGCTGCACTGCGTAAAAGTAGTGTTGATCCTTTATCTGCCTGTCCATCCGTTGCCGCGAGGTTTATAGCAGTTACATCTTTACTAACAAGATCAAGCCGGGACTTTTCAGTACCTAGTGGGTTTACTTCCAACACTTTCGTGCCGTCACCAGAAGCAAGCACGACCTGTCCGCTTACATTTTCTAAGCCTTCTACACGGGATCCTATAACAGTATTGTTTGAGCCTGTGGTAATGCCGTTGTTTACTACCTGCTTTCCGATAAACGTATTGTAGCTCCCAGTAGCTTGACCAGTGCCAGAAAGTTCACCAAGGGTTGTGTTATAATTACCGCTTAAAAAATCAAACGATGCTCTTCTTCCAAGTGCTGTGTTGCCGCTTCCTGTGGAGTTATTGTAGAGAGCAGAAGCTCCTCCTGAAAGATTGTAGTTTCCTGATATTAAACCAAACCCTGATGCAAAACCTAGTGTTGTATTTTCATCTCCCACTGTAAGCTCATGCCCTGAATCGCGTCCTAGTGCAGTATTACCATGTCCTTCCGTTAATTTTCTCCATGCGTTGGTTCCAATGCCTGTATTTTTATAGCCAATAGTAATAGCACTTAGTGCCTGTACCCCAAAGCCAACATTATGGGAACACTGAAGATTATAATCCTTCCCCGCAGGTAAAGAAGCTAAAGGTACTGCCTTCATTGTGAAGTTTCCAGCACCAAAACCTACAAAAAGGTTCGCACCATCTGTATTGAAGTCGCTCCCGTTTGCAACTGTAGGTCTAAAATCGTGAAGGAAAGGACGACTTTCTGTTTTAGCAACAGTACCTGCGCTTTCGTAGTTTGTTCCTGTGCGATACCACACCCCTGTAGAATTGCTCCCCAAAGGACTAAACTGTCTTAACACTTGTTGCACAGTTGTGGGGATTTGTCCTTCCTGTTGAAAACGAACATTATCTGAGTCAGCAAATGTACTTGTAGGCCCACTTAGCTCAACCCATTGACTACTATCTCCATCATTGAGATAAATATACTCACGCCCATCATCGGTATTAACCCACCGCTTTCCTACAATAGGCGAGGATGGAGGCAAAGTACCGAAATGAGTGACAGCGATCAAGGAACTTGTTTCTGAAGCTGCTGCGGAGGAAGCCGAAGAAGCAGCCGCTGTAGCGGAGTTTCCCGCATTAGTCGCAGACGTAGACGCTGAAGAAGCTGAGGTGGACGCAGAAGAGGCGCTAGAGGCTGCGTTAGAGGCCGAAGTAGAGGCGCTAGAGGCAGACGAAGAAGCATTAGTGGCTGACGTTGCAGCAGAGGAGGCAGAACCAGCAGCAGCAGTGGCAGAAGCAGCGGAAGCAGCTACACCTGCATCTACGTTACCAGCAGCGGCTTCAGCGTCAGCTTCAGCGGCCTCAGCAGCGGCTTGGGCAGCCTGAGCAGCATCACGAGCAGCTTGGGACTGAACCAAGAACTCTTGGAATTCGGTAGTATCCGAATCAGAACTAGCACTGCCTGTTCCTCCCGGTCCGCGAAAGATAGTCATACGTTTTCCTTAGTCTTCTTAACTTGTTTATTAACGACTTTAACTGTTGGTTTCTGTTCTTCGATAGGGATGATCTCATACCACTCAGGGTTTTCCCTAAAGCTCTTGATGTCTACCTCACTACGCACTGTGGCAATAGTCTGCGGTCTAGTGCTATGCTTCATTTGAAAGCTTACCATCTGTGTATCTCCTTTATTTATTACTCATGGATAATAAGTAGTAAAGAAAAGAGAGCCCCGAAGGGCCCTCCTTAGTCAACCATTAAGCCGCAGAAGCGTCAATGATGATTGGAACGCAACCGTAGTCACGCAATTCGCCCACGCCGTACAGGGTGTCAGCAGTGAACAAGTTACCGAGGTATTCTTGTTTGTACTGAGTCTGAGCGCGAACGCCGATCTGCTCAACCAACACAGCCCAATCGCGGTGGAACATCAGAGCAGCGCGGTCAGTAGCGGTGTTGCCAGCAGCGGTATCGCAGTTGGTAGACACATACACTTTAACGCCATAGATGTCGCCGAACTCACCGTTTTGCAGGGTAGTACCGTTGCCTTTGAAGGCTTGCTCGGTGAAGCGGTTGATGCCCAACATGCTGTTACGAGCAACAGGGGGAACCACCAGCGAACGACCGTCCATAGGCACGTCTTGATCGTCCAGCAACTGGATAGCTGCACGGATACCAGCATCAGCGATGTTGGCGGCGTTGGAAGTACCGTAAGTGTAAGCAGCGCCGGTAGAACCGATGATGCCACCCGAGTACTGAGCGTTAGCGGACGAACCACCACGAGCTGCACGAGCCAGTTGGATCAAAGTGGTGTCCACTTGCTTGCCCAGAGCGTGACCTGCGTCATCGGTGTAGAAGCTACGCAGGCTCGACAGAGCTTGGGCTTCAACGATGTCTTCGATCAAGCGGCTGTACTCGAAGTGTTTGTCGATAGAGATGGACACGTCGCCTTCAGTTGCAGCGATCAAGGTAACTTGAGCGCCAGCAGCTTTAGCGGAAGCTGTACCACGGGTAGGCGAAGGAATGTGAACGGTGTCACCTTTCTTGCCCTTGAAGCTCATCTTCTTGACCAGATTGGCCATAACGAGCGATTTCTTGTATGCTGCCACGATCTCATCAGACCAAACTTCAGGGATGAAGGTTGCTGCTGTGGTGACTGTGACGTTGTTTGTACCTAAAGCCATTTGAATACTCCTATGATTTCAATTAAAAATTACTTGACTCGACCCTGTTGATAAGCTGCCATGATTTCAGGTTGTAGCAACTCATAACGATCTGGGTCTGTCATCTTAAGACGGATTAAATCCGCACGACGATATACTTTCTTTGCAACTTCGCCAGAACCACTTGTATCCACACCTGCGGCTCGAAGAGCTTGTGCCTGTTGTTTCTTACCAGCTTCTTGTACGTTGTTGTTGCGAACTTGCTTAAGTTCTTTATAGGTGCTCAAGAGTTCATCCGCTGAACCGAAGTCAAACTCAGCATCTGCTTTAGCGTAAAGGTTAAGACGAATAGGACTAGCTTTCACCCACTCCTGAAA